ACCCGATTGATACGAGATTTATGGAATTAGTGCAAGCCGATGCTGAGTTATCTCCTAGAGATATAACCTCCTGGCAGCTATTCAGTCCTTCTGCCGAGTTACTGCCAATAGCTATTAAATCATTTACGTTGCTGCCCTGTACGTAAGGACAGGAATTACTGCCTATACATATCGGATCATTCACGCCGCCGGACGTTGCGTTGTACAGCATGGAGTTTCCCGAAGAATTGCCGATAAAAATAGGCTCGTCCACAGATCCACTTGTTGCGCCCCCCAACAAACCCCAACCAGCACCATATCCAAGAACGATTGGATATTGAACAGCATCTGTTGTTGCGGTCAACGCACCCCAGCGCTGCGCAGAGGCGTTGCCGATGATTACCGCGTCGTAGCCATAACCAAGAGAGCCGGATGTTGCATTTTTCCCGAGAATTACATCGTCACTTCCCAGCGGCATGAGCATCTGGCTTTCGGTTGCACCGGATGAATCAAGGAAGTTGAGCGTGTTTAGTGGCGTGGTTGATGTTTGCGTGACAACAGAGTTCCCCAGCGATGTGGCCCCAGTCCACACGGGCAAGTACCCCGCCGTGCCGCTACCAGAGATACCGCCGCCCCCTGCGCTGAAGTATATATAATAGGACTGGCACTGACTCGCGGTAAAACAAACCTTTTCAACGACCTGTGTTCCTGCGGCTATAAAATACTGATACACCCCGTTTAGATCTGCACGGACGGGCTGGGTGATCGGGTGTAGAAGGAGGTTGTCAGAAAAAACAGTAATATAGTTCCCAGAATTACAAGTAAGTTCGGTATTATAAGTACACACATACACAGAGGCATTAGCCCCTAGCTTGGCGTATCCCCCTCCACCTACAGGATTTTGAATTGCATCAAAACTCCTCTGGGAAACTTGAGCCTTCACCGAAACCACGAGGAACGCAAAAAATACTATAATAATTAATTTATATAATTTATACAATTTCTTCAATCCCATGTTTTCTCTATCTCCTCGGGTGTCTGTACTTCTTGAATTTCCGCCTGGGCGGCATAGCCGTCCTGTATGGCTCGACTAACGCTATTAACTATATCGTTTGCGGTGTGCGCTACAGTATACGCAATAGTATGGGCAGCAATAATATCTTTCTCATTTGCGGAGCCGGGAGGAATGCTCAATAACTCCTCTATCTGTGCTTCTTTTTTATCTTCGAATACTGTAAGAAGAATTTTCCAGCCTTCTGTTTGTGTTAGAAATTGCAACGCGGAAGCTTTGTTCATCCGGTCAATAGCAAGTTCTTTTAATACTTCTGGTGTGAACTCTTCTTCAATCATCGATTTTCTTCCTATCCGAATCGTTCGGTAAATTCTTAAGATATCGATTATACCTTACGTAAGCCGTTGATCTACTTATTCCAAGTCTGCGAGATACCTCTGATAAATCTCCACAGTTCTTATATTCTTCAGCAACTATTACTATATTGTGTCTATCTTCGGGAACTTTTATTTTTCCAACTTTATTAGTTTTTCTGTATCCAGATCCCTTACCAACATAGTAAGGAGTTCCAGCCGAAGAAACAACACGGTCTCTCGATCTTAAATAAAAATATACGTAGTATCTTTTATCCATCTGAGTGAAATTCTCCGTCCCGGGAGTCCCTGAGCAAGATCTCCAACTGTTGTTCATCTATTAGTGCAGAATTTACTCTTCTTTGCCAATACGAAAATTTTGGATTAACCGGCCCAAGGATGTGTCTCATATTTTCTAAGATAGCGAGGACTTGCATTCTAGGACTCATTTTTCCCTTTTCCGGAGCTAGTTGCCTGTGTACGTAGAGTTATTGAACTTACTTGGTTTATCCGAAGTCGGAGTTTCTTCCAATAGTTTAAGGACCTGATTAAGAACTTCTATAACCGTATTAAGGTTCCTTGTATCCTTATTAAGCTGGACTCTCTGTTCAATAACTTCTTTTTGTAGCTCTTTGTTACTAGATACTAGTTGATCGATCTGTTCCTGCTGTTGAACTACAACGGCAGAAGTATCTTTAACCAAATCTGTATATAGAAAATATCCTGAGACCCCTCCAGCAGTAATAGCTAGGAGGATAAATACTATTACTGCCGTTAGCGTTTTCATAAATCTCCTTTACACGTTTCCGCCAAATCCCTCTGTCCCTGGTTGACTCGTAAGAGCTTCAGGACTTCCAGACTTTTCGAGATTTGTCCTAATAACTTCTAGACCAGCTTTGGCGATATTCTCCTGGTCACGGAGTTGGCTTTGCGCTGCATATTTCTGAGAAGCCATTTGCGCTTCCGCCTGAATCTTAGCTTGGTTCATAGCAGCCGGAGTATTAGCTTGGAATTTCTGTTTTTCTTCATCTGTCATGGGAACAATCAAACTATAAAAGTTCTTGAAACCAACAGCTTCGAACATCGTTTTTATTACTTGTTTTTGATCTACTTTAAGCCCTTGTTGAGACAAATTCTGGACAACAAATTGCTGCCCAAGGTACGAAGAAAGGAGGGGCAACTGTTGGGCCATAGCTCGGCGATCCGCGAGTTTAGCTCCCGCATGAATCTCGATTTCCATACGAGCTTTGCGAATGTCTTCTATATTTCCTGCTCCCGAGGTAAGATAGGATTTCTGAAGTTCGTCGTTCAAGATGGTCTGAATAATTTTAGCAGGCAAAAGGTTCCTGTTCATCTCCATAACCCTGTAGCAGAAAGGCAAAAAAACCTGGGTGCAGAACTTCTCGACAAAATCCGAGATGCCTATTCCCTGTCCTTGGAGCAGACCAGCGGCACCAGTAGCGGTACGGGCTATATTGCTGTGACCCGAACTTCCGGCCATACCTTGAGACGAAATCTCCCCAGCACCTGAGTTCTGCTCCACGCGGGAAGCGGACATGCTGATATGCTCAGCCGCTTCGGGGACTGATGGTGGACGGGCCAAAGGCTTCATGTCATCCACGCCCTCAAGTTCTACGACTTTACCGGGGTGGATTCGAATGCTTTGAGTAGGAATACTGGAACTACGTTTACGGGTGTATACTCCTGAGAGACTTAGAGATACCGAATCGAGCCAAGTGTTAACAATTCCCTGCTGTAAATGCTGCTCTGACCCCGTGGTCTTGCCCACACCTATCGAATAGAAAGCTCCCGGACAGTCCCAGAAACCGACTGAGAGGAAGGGGATAGCTGAGTAGCGGTTCTTACCGTTACAGATAACTTTCTTTCGCTGTACGACGATGATTAGTTTTTCATTGTCCCAGCGTTCCAATACTTCGAGAGGTTGGTTAAACGGATCAACCGTGGCCTTCTCCCAACGAGGGTCTGCACGCATGTCCCACGTTTGGTTAATGCCTGTACGTTCGTCATTAGCAGGAATGACCGTTTCTTCTGGTGGCTGAAACCAACTAGCAACTTCCGCCCGAGAAGGAATATCATATCCGGGGATATCTCTAAGAGCGTCCAAGTCATTGAACGTCAGGTACATTCTATGTATGACGAACTTGGCCTTGGTAATATCGGGGACACGCAGCGTAGGATCGACCAACACATCTCTGATGGATGTTATGTTTTCGAATCGAGGCTGCTCGACCTGAATAATCTCTTCTTTTTCAACCAGGGGAGAATCCGGATCATAGAAAACGGAAGGAGGCTGGCCAGGAACTTCTGAAGGAATCTCGGTCTTTTTCTCGTCAAGAGCAAAATAGTTCCGAGTAATCTTTTTACTATCCCAACCCCACTTCCAGATATTTGTCCCATAAAGAACAGCATTCATAACACCAAGACGAACTTCTTCTTTGAAGTTAATCTCTTTTAACTGATAGCCTATAATATCCGCTACAGCTTCTACGGTATCTTGACTTGTTCCTGGACGGGGCTGAAAAATAAAAGGAGGATCATCATAAAAAAGCCCGTTGACGATCTGAGGCGTCAACGAGTTCACAACTTTAGCAACCGTATAGAAAGGGACATTAGCCCTTGGTATCTGGGTTCCTTCCCAATACTTGGGAGTAGTTGTGGATTGATAAAGAAGACTTGCAGAATTCCACCCAGCAATCCACTGTTTCGCAGACTTCGCGTTTTCAGAACTTTCCGTGTCCCGTAAGACTAAAGTAAGAGCAGGGTCCTCGGCCCACAACCCTGTTTTGAGGATTTGGTCAATCTGCTCTTGCGTTAGAACTTCTGGATTATTGCTGTGTGGGTTGTCTATCTGGGACATGGAATCCTTATACTAAAAGCTGTAGTATTCGTGTCTTTTTGTATATAACTCAGGAATTGCACAGTAACGTACAAAAGGTTATCGTGCTATTGTTCCGTTTTCCGGAATTACCGAGGACTCACGCCGTCTTTACGGCCTTCCATCTTACAGCCCCACTGACCTGTACCGAGATCAACGAAGTAGTCTGTGGATTCCTTTGTGCCTGCTTCTGCGCTCGAAGTCGGAGCAGGGTAGGATACGCCTCCCCACACACCAGGGGATCCTGGGCCGCCAGACGACTGAGCGTCGTTGTTAAAAATCTGGTCCTTGCCGAGCGTGGCAATCTTACCCTTACCAGAGCCTTCGGTCTGTGCGTTATCCCTAGAAGGGGCTACGTAGTTGCGAGGGTGCATGAGGTCTTCGGAGAGCTTGATGATTTCACCAGACATATTATTCCTTTTAGCCGATCAAACCGGCTCCGAGGATATTCTCATATCCCTCCTCGTGGGAAAGGTTGAAACTTTCGTCTATTAAATATTCTTGTTGCTGCGGAGGGGTATCGTTACCGTACCAGACACTTTGGGTTTCTTCGAACATCCTTTTCCAAGCATCCCTATCGCGTTCTTCTTGTAGACGCTTTTTCTTTTCCTCTTCTTGTTTTGTTTTATCTTCTTCGGTAAGAGGAGTAGATCGGGGTTGTGGCATAAAAGGAATCTGAAGACTTATAGAATCTGGAATATCGTTTTTACTTCCGCGAGTGATTTTACGGATGAACTCCGTTTTCAACATATCCATATACGGCAAGTAATTCACGAACCGCATACGACCGTATAGTAAAAGAGGTTGAAGGGAGTTAATTCTGTTTCGCTTTGAGTCTTCTTTATTATCTAGCGGACTCCAGTGTATGCGCCTTACCAGACTTTGTACATATTGGTCTGGTTCCCCGTTCTTAGGATTTCTATACTTATCTGCCTCAGACTCAATGGTTGGGGCTAACATCCTAGAACCGGGAGCGTCTTCTATACTTAAGATGTCCGGATGGTGCTTTACACTAAACGTTACGATTGCTTTAGCTATTGCAGTAGGATTAGGAAAAACATCCCTAACCAAATCTATAATATAACCTACACCTTTGTCGTCCCACAAACAGCAGTTACCCACTACGAAATCATTATCTTTTTTCCCCTTGCCCCCGTTCAAATCGAACGTGCAAGTCCTCTGACCGAACACCGGGAGTTCATTCCAGTGTATGATCGCCTTAAGTAAAAGTTCTTCTGTAAACACAGAAGCTACAGCACTTAAGACGTTCTGGTTCCGCTGGGTTTCATATGTTTCAGGGTCTTCGTCGTACTCACTTAGTTCCTTATCGTAGTTTAAGTGAGGATTTTGTGGCATGAGAAGGGTAACCCCTTCCCTGCCTGCCTTCCTGTACCAGTCACGACGAGCTATATTAAACTTAGCTAACTCTCTTGCGCAGTCTTCTTTAACCCGCATTGCTGCCCCAACCATAATACAAGTACTTTTTTCTAGGTTGGTTATGATCTTTATATTAGGATTTACGTCTTCTTCTTTAAAAACCCCTATCTGGGTCTTAGAAAGCACATCCCCCCAAAGGTCGTCTTCTCCATACCGAGTTCCTACAAGATTAGTAAAGGCAAACGGTCTAAGGGTTTTACGAGTAAGATAATATCTCTTTTTTACTGACTTGCACTGTTCGTCTGTAAGAGAGTTTCTATCTGATACAGCGTCATCTGCCGCCATTATTTCAAAGTGATATCCGCTTATAGTAGCGGTAATACCACGAGCCATGATTGTAGACTCTTTACGCTTGATCTGTTTCTTCTCCCACATTGGAGTAGTAAAAGAACCAGAAGCTCCGGAATCTTTTTCTAAAACACAGTGTTCCGGCCAGAATAGGGCCATTAGGCTAGGTGTATCCCTTATAAGGAAATATCCCTTGATTAAATCCACAGTGTCACTGGCCATATCATCCGCAGCCGTGAGCACCAAGATTCTTACTGTATAGTCTAACAGAACCCACTGTACTAAGTCCAGGTAGTTCCAAGAACTCTTCTGGGTACCACGAGGATATAATATAAGCCGTGTTTTGAACCCCTTCTGCTTGGCTATACTTAACGAAGGGTCTTTTTTAACGAACTGATCTACTATATATTTATGGTTCTCAGGATTCGCCATGATGTTCTCTGATAGAGGAACATCAAGTCCACCATCAGCCATCGAATCCCAACAAAACATTCCCATGAAAAATAAATCTGTAATCGTTCTACGTCTAACTATGTCCCACAGAAAGTGTTGATTTAAAATACCTTCAGAGGCGAGAGCTTCGAACTCTTCTCTTTTTCCGTCGAGGAGGTTGTAGAAGTCTGTTGCATCTACTGTATCCCAATCCGGATTTTCTGAATGTTTAGCGTAGAAGTCATCTAGAGTCACTTAGTTTGGCCTTGGAGTACTCAGTAGCTTTCTCTGCCCAGTTTGAGATTGAGTCTATTCTTTCCATTGCAAGATTACAGTTAGCGCAAAGAAGACCTCTTATACACCTTCCGCAGGTTTTCTCTCCCGAACAGCAAGAATGGTCGTGATCTACCCTTAAAGGTTTCTTCCCAGGAAGACTACAGCAAAGAGCGCATTTGCCTCCTTGAGACACCAATATTCTTTCGTACTCTTCTAGAGATATTTTATAGAAATTTCTTAGATGCCAATCTCTGTGGTATTGTTTTGACTGTACCGTGTCTTCTTGTCGTCTTCTTTCTTTAGAGCACTTCCTACAGCGAGGGCATCTTCCGTCAGACGATCTATGGCTTTTAGTAAAATCCTCATAATTCTTTACCGTTTTACACGTATGACAGATTTTATACCCTTCGGAAACTTCAGGAAGAGGTTCTCCCTCTTTTAGTCTGAAAAGTTTTCGAAGATTGGAGTTCTTGGTTTTAGCGCAAATACAGGAGATACAGCTTCCAATAAGATATAAGTTATCTCCGTTTACTTTTTTATTAATTCTGGAATAAAATTCTAACCCTGTTTTTTCTTTCTTACAGGTCTCACAAATTTTTCTTATAAGGTTTAAATCTGTTCCAAAGACATTACCAGTAGATGAATATCCTGATGGCATTTTTGACTCCTGAGTACAGTATATCACACAGGAGTCAATTTGTCAACTACTTTTTTGCAATATTCTTCAGAGCGGACGTAACCTTCGCAGCATCGCCCTTGATCTTGATTTTGACCTGGGCGGGCTTGACTGTCTTAGTAGGTTTCTTCATAGTAGCCATTATTTACTCTTCACTTTCTTGGGCAACTTCTTGCCCTTGCTGGCAGCATTAAATTCGCTGACATTGACACCTTGTTTCTCAAGTTTCTTTTTATTGGCGTTGAAGAATTTCTCTTGAGCCTGAGATTTATAAGGCATTACATACCTCCGGGACCCGCAGCCGGAGCAGCTTGGGCTTGTGGTTCTCCGCCACCAGCCGGTGCCCCACCACCACCAAAATGATCTTGGATGTGCTGCTGAAGCTGGTCTACATCTCCGAGAGCATGAATACTTGAAGGAGGGGTCTGACCTGTCTCATCATCAGCATCTGGTTCGTGGTCGTGTGTAGCCACGAAGCCGCCATTCTCGGCGGGCTGGATGTGCATAGCGCGTATACGATGCTTCTTGCTCTTACTCTTTTTAGACTTGCTCTTGGGTTTCAGGGATTTCTCAGCGTGTGACTCTGCCATAATATACCTACTTTACCTTCTTGAGATTTTTATTTTTTGCTTTTGCAGTGGGGCTGGATTTCCGACTAGCATTCGCTAAAATCGCGCCAGCAGACTCCTTGCTGTAGCCTTCTTTTTGAATCTTGTTTTGAACGGATTTAAACCCAGGATGCTTAGTAGCCATATTTTTCCTTAACCTTATATTATAGTCTCGTATACCTAATCTACAATGTTGTAGTAAAAGCAAGTCTGCCCCGTCGTAGAGGCCAACGACACTGTGAAACTGGATTCCCGTTGTTACCACCTGTTGGTTTGCTACGCCCTGCGTGCAGGCCCCCGAAGGTGCACTAGCAACAATAAGAACGCCCCCGGTAACCGTAACATTAGAAGGAGAAAAGTATTGAGAAAAACAAACCACAGGAAAGAGGAAAGCTAGGAGATACACGAACTTTTTCATTGAAATCCTTTAAAATATTTTAGGCGTAAAATACAGTAATATTGATAACCGTGGTGTTAGTATCCGCGTTAAAATAAATAAAATTAGCCCAAGCGTTTCCGCCTCGGCTAGGGATAATCTGCTGAACACCGCCTATAGGGATTGCAATACCAACATTGGTAGTGCCTGTCAAAGTGCTATCTCCAAGAAGAAGGGTCCCGCCGCTCACGTTTTGAAAACTAACGTAGGCAATAGGCTTTCCGGTATACGGAGTAATATTGGCCCCTACACCAAGAGTAGTCCCAGAAGGTGCTACTCCGGTACTGAGGATTTTATAGAGGGAAAATGGCCCAGAGGCCACTGTATTTATTGTTATTGTAAATGCGGTAGCTGCGGCCATTTTATTCCTTTTCTAGTTCTAAATAACCGACACGATCTTCTTCCCGAAGAACTGCGTCATATACTTCTATCCAAGATTTGTTCTCGTCCCGGTTGGTTGACGCGGGGCAAGATATAATCACTTCATCAAAGTCTTCAGAGTTGGTAGGGTCCCCCTTATCCACCCTCCACAACTCTAAATGCCTATATAGTCGGTAAAAAGGACTCACGGAAAGTCTCCAGTGGTTAATGCAGAGACTTTCCGTTTCCCGGAATATATTGTGTGGGCCACTGCAACGGCTCCCGTAGGAATTCTGCACGCGAAGGGGAGGAGGAGTCCCTAACCGCCAGTGAATTACGCGCCCCCACACAAACTGTTATTAGGTGGTAGGGGTCGCCGGGGTAATGGCCGCAGAAATAGCGGCGGTATTGGCAGCAACCGTATTCGCCAAGTCTTCGGCGGTAGCGGCAACAGCCTGGACACTAGCGTCCTCAGTATCGAGACCAGCAATCTGGCTCTGGAGCGTGGTAATCTGCGTGGCCAAAGCCGCGTAAGCTGCCACAACCTGCTGGGTAATGGCCGTATTAGCGGTAACTGCCGCTGTATCGTCTGCAATAGCCTTCTGCAAAGCCGCGAGTCCTGTGGGAACTGTACTCATAATGTTTTTTATCTCCTGGGTTAGTTGGTTAATAGCAAATAAAAGTCTTTGGTGCGGCCTAAAAAAGAACATACTGCCGTACCTCCTTAGTTTTACAACTTTGCTTTCAGCCTATCGAGGGCCGCAGCGACCTTAGTCTTAGTGCCCGCTTCCGCTTTAGCGACCGCTCTTTCGATCTCCGCGATAACCTCTGCTTCGAGTTTCTTCGCATCTTCCAACAGCATATATCTATCTAAGTACAACAGACCAAAGATGACTACGATAAGAAATATGATATTAAAAACCATGATGCTCCTTATGATAGGGGCCTATGGTTTGTAAGCCCCTATTTTGTTTAGGTTAATATATTACAGGATATTCAGAGAGAACTCTTTCACTGTAACTGAGTTGGCTGCATTGGCTGTACCGAAAGTGAAGGCCAGCAGGAAGTTCAGATCATTCGGACCCACGCTAGTAAGCTGGGCAGTATTAGCTGCCGGACCCGTATAGGTAGCGTCCGTAATCGTATCGAACACGCCGTTCAGCTTGCCAGAGACGGAGTCCCACAGAAGCTGGGTTTCCAGAACATATTGACCCTTACCATTAAGGGTGAGGGTAGCTCCCGTGACAATATTGTGGTCGTTCGACAGAGTCGAGGAACCAAGAGTCGAGGAGGCGTTATTAATCAAGGTCGTCTGAGGAACCTGATAGATATTACCAATAAAGGTATAGCTAGCCGCCGTTGCAACTTCCAAAACCGCACGGAGAACAAAAGGCTGGCCGTCCATCAGAGAGTTCGTATAAGTGGGGGTAGTCGCGGTAGGGTTATTAGACTGGGCACTTGGATCGGAGATCAGAACGAAACCAGATCCCGAGGGAAGAACGGGAGAAGGGTATCCGGAGTAAAGGCCAAAAGCCGGAACTAAGAGGGGAGTGATGGTGCTAACGGTAACGGTCTGGGTGGGGACGTTCTTAAGAGACTGCGCGGTGAGGATACCTGCCATGATGTTATTCCTTTTCAATTTGAATTTGTGGGCGGGTAGCCCTGCTGTATATCACTGATTCAGGCCCATCCTAAAAGGACGTAGCCGACTGCTTACTGAAATCTATAACGGGGCCAGGAAGAACCTGCTTAATTTTTGTACAGGTAGTAACTTCTTCTATACGACAATCGGGGTTACTTACGCTGTTCCGGTAAAATTCTAAAGACTCTCGGAAGGTTTCAAAGGTTCTATCTTTTACTGGGGTTTCGCATCCGGCCCAGCACACCATGTAACGGACGCTTAGAAATATCTCTTTCATTGTCCATTTTCCGGAATAAGAATTGAGGGGTTTGTCCGGATCCCTCTACCGGATAGGTCTACCTATATCCGCCCTTTATCGCGGGACCACGTTAGTGTGGACTCGACGTCCACATATTTCGGAGCACTAGCCCCGAACTTAATATGCCCCGGTATTACCCTTTCCGGGGAGGTCGGAAAACGATTTGAGCTTCTTCGAGAGGCTTGTCTTCCTATAAATAGTTCGCAGACGCGTTCTTGTCATTTAAGGATGAGTCCGCTCTAGAAGGACAACTCTCTGCGTAAACATGGTCAGGGCGGGAAATTTTGAAATTCCGACCTCGTGGCTCCAGACCACTTGCTCTGCCTCTGAGCTACACCCTGAAAACCGGGCGTAGCCCGGACCCTACTCTCGTGGAGTATTGGGTCGCGGTCGGGTTGAAGCAAACTTATCCATTTTTAACTCTAATACCATTATACCACACCGACCCCTCAATTTTGCGAGTTGCGACGGGAACGACGGGATTTTTTAACAAATCTTTGGTAACCTACTACCTAAATCAACCTATCAAGAGCACCTAAAGCAGCTATTCTACGTATCTGAGCCTTAAAAGCCGCCCCATGTCCTCTGTTTGTTTCGGGTAAAAACAAGTGTATTTGTTCGTGTAGGAGGGTTTGGTAGGCCAAAATTACGTGAAATCTAGCTATTCCTTTGTCCAAAACTATGTACGGGGTTCCGTTATCTAGCCAGCCTTGATACCCATAAGCCCCTTTTTCCAGGTTTTTTATGCTCAAAAGGGGGGCTATTCCTACCAAAGTAGGAGGAAGACGGCCCCCAAAATACTTAGTATTCCATTGAGAAAACAGTCTTTGGTACTTCGGACTCTCTTTAAAACCCCTGTACC